CAAAGGTGCAAGACTTGCGGTTACCCGTGTAAGGGTTGACTTCAGTCCAGCCAGCGTGGGTTGCAAGCGTGTCGCCAGCAGCAGGGGTGTTAGAGGCCGCGGCACCGTACAGACCGATAAACCAAGCTGTGATCTGAGTCGTGCTCGTCAAGCCCGTGCCGCACATGTACTGCAAGCCAACATTGACAACCAAGTTCTTTTCTTCCGCCGACCACTTCAGCGTACCGTCTTTGTCATAGCAGGTCATGGTGAACTTACCCAAAGCCATTGCACCTTCGGGGGCTGCTGGGCCGCAGATCAAGCCGCTTGACACAATATCGCTGCTGCTGATTTTTTCGTTTGACATATCAATCCTTTAGAGGCAAGTTAACTAATTCGTACGATAGCACTGGTGGCATCGGCTGTTGGGAAAACGATTTGAAACGTGTTGTTGGAGGCAGTTTTATCCGCACCAAAATCCAGCACTGCGACAGACTTGTTACCCTGCGTGGCATTATAGATCAACGCACCACGGGCTGTAAACGAGGCACTAGGCCATGTTGTTGGGGAAAAGCTGACGTACGCTGTTGGGATGCTTGCTGCGCTGTTACCAGAGGTCGGGCTTGTACTGATGACCAGTGTCGCTCCACCAGCCGTGTAGCCTGTCCCAACCACCTCGCCCGTCAATGTGTACACAGTGGTATCAGGACCGAGATTGGCTGCTGCTGTGTACAGTGCAATCTTAAACGTGTTGGGTGTAGTCGGGCCAAAGTTGTGGACTGCTTGGAGCAGTTCCACCTTGAAGCTAGTCGTAGATGTTTGTGAAATCATGGTACGTCGACCCTAGCTTGACCACTGCGGTAAGCGTCTCTACGCTCAAGGCCATCACCCAGACGTTTAGCTTGCTGCATAGCCTCAGTGTATTTAGCTACGTACAGCTGCAGCATGTCCGCCTCACCCTTCATGAAGGTGTACGCCTCTACCAGAGTGCCGTATAGCAGCACCGGATCGTAGTTGTCACCTAGCCAAGAAGTAGTGGCGGTGGTAATCGACTCGGGGTAGTAGAAATAGTGAAGCTCTACCCCGTACACCAAATTGGGTGTTGGTCCGAGGATAAACGTAAGCTCCATTGGCAACGCGGAATTTGGCCCGAATAAAGCGTAATACTTCGGCGTGCCTACCGATGTTGGGTTTGGGTACGCCTCACGAATAAAGTTTACGTCTTTATTAAGCAGAAACTCATATGTGCCATCAGCCTTGGTTATCGCCATAGAATACACGGCTAAGAAGTCTAGGGGGCACGACAGATACAAATTGCCTGTTGATGTGCTGCCTGTCACGTTCTTACGCAGTGACGGGAACTGCACGGTGTTGTATATGCGCTTTTCGGCCTGCGTAATGAACGTGTTCATATCCGCCACAGAGAATGTGTTCTCTGTGTAGTCGGTCACCGCAACAACAAGCTCAGCGTAATTCACGCCATTGGTCCTCTAGCCATAGTGCCCTTAGTAGCGCAGCCAGTACCGCGGATTTTGATGCCCGAAGTTTTAACACCCTCATCACCGGCAGATTTGCTGATAGCGCCGATACTTACGTCGTATTGGTCTAACTTGCTGCGGTTATCGCCTTTGCCGGGGTTTGTTGAAATTGCAACTGGCTTGCCCGACATCGTGTGCGGCTTAGCGTAAACACTTGCTGGACCAACTTCTTTGCCGCCCTGCTTCATACTGTATTTAGCCATGATTAGCCTCGCTTTTGGTTTGCGACTTTAGCCAGACCGCGGCCCAGCTTCAGCATATCTTCATTGGTTTTGCCGCCAGCGCCGCCCTTGCCGCCTTGGGTAGCAGAAACGGTTGGACCACTATTGCCCAGATTTTTGCCTTCAGTCCGGCCTTTTTTGGTGATGCCGTCTGCAGATGATTTAAATGTCATGACTGACTCCTTACGTCGTTATAACCGATACTGTACCAATTATCGCACTTAATGCCAAATAATTTGGTGTTAGGGCGGCATCAAAGCTACGTGACCCACCTACTGGGTTCCAACCCCACTGGAAAACCCTACTACCTTCGCCCTGATACCCATCAATCAAATACCCCGAACTCAGATAACTACGATCTGGACGTGGGTTACGCAGCGCTTGTGGGTCTTCGATCGGATACATGCCCAGCAATAATTGCGGATGGTCTTTACTCCAGCACTGGGCGCAGACCAAGAGATTGCGCTCTTTGGTCTTGACGGTTTCTTTCTTCAGCTGCTTTAGCTTGAATCGAAACCCGCAGCGATCACATTCCGCAATCGCTATCTTGCCAGAGGTGAACTTATTACTCATGGCTTAGCCAATAAACATCTGGCGTGGCACTAAACGGATGGATGCCTTCTCGCGGTCCTCATCGGAAGCTGTAACCCATGCTGCGTCGTATTGTTCCTTTAGGATAGGAAGCCTCTGCAGCCCCTCTGGCAGCTTTAACGCCAAGTAGTAGGCCAACCCAGCCACCATGCACGGGAGGAACCGGAAGGGCACATCCATCGTGTTTACGCCAGTGCCTGCGTTCTGGATGCGGCGCAAGCGCCAGTAGATCAACTGATACGGCTGAACAGCATCAGGAACCGGCCATACAGTGACTTGTGGTGCGTTTAGGCGGTCTACCCGTATTTGGATAGGGCGGGCCTGTGTGAGCTTGTTTGGGATGCTGGAGTACGTCGACACACTAATACGGGTAATGGTCAGGTCAGCTTGCGTCGATGCGCTACCCGCTCCTGTACGAATAACATGCTCGATAAGGTCAACGGTATCTGCTGGCAACGCGTATGTGTCGGTACCGGGCACCAAATTAATGGTCCCAGAGTCAATCGTCCACATGTTGATACCGCGGTTCGCCCATTCGGCAAATAGCAAGTTCAGCGATCGCCGCGCTGTCTTCATATCGTAGCCCGTGCGCAACTCAGAACCGGCGCGTTCAAACGCTTCCTCAATTACGTCACTGAGGTCTAGGTTAAAGTCAGAGATACCAGATGTGGACATTATCTAAACCCTGCTGTTTTCTTTGCAATACGCTTGGGTTGCGCTACAAATTGTTTGCCTGCCGCCTTGCCCGCACGTTTGGCTTTTGTGGTTGCCGCATACTCAGCGGGGCTAAGTGATTGTATGGCTTTCTCAGGCAAATACCGTTCCCCCGTCTTGGACGAGGGTTTGCCCGACTTAGTAGTCCATTTCTGATCGCCCCAATCCTTAAGGGATTTTTGCGGTGCTTTCACTTTAGTCCCCCCTTGTATCCATCTGCATTGTCGCGCAAATACGCGGCGGCGGCGTCAAGAATTAATGGGTTGTCTCGCGCATGGCCCAAGATGTTGTTGCATGGGTTGCACAACACGCCTCGAAATTTTCCAGACGCGTGGCAGTGGTCTACGTCTAGGCGTTTGCCGATCTCATCTTCTGTTACACCGCAAATCATACATGCGTGTCCTTCGGCCTCGCGCAGCTTCTCCCACTGCTCGTACGACAACCCATAACGAAGCTGAAGTTTGTCCGCCTTGCGGTTTCGTGCCGTGTTGGGGTTTGTGTGCTTGTACGTTTGATGGCACGGCTTGCACCGCGCACTTGCGTATTGTTTGTTAGCCCACTTGTCGAAGAATTTATAGAACTCGTCAAGCGGCTTCTCAACGTCGCATTTCAAACAGGTCTTAGTCACGGTAAGAACCCCCGGCGGCTTTGTACTTTTTAGCAACAAGCTGAGCTTTACGGGCTGACCACTGGCCTGCTCCCGTACCCTGCGTTGCAGCGGCTTTTACTTGGCTCACGATCTTCTTGCGAAGACTGGGCTTTGTGTAGTTGCCTGCCTCATTGACTGTGCCGCCTTCGGCGTACTGCGTGAAGTCGGTGTCGTCCCTACGAGCCTTCTTAGACCCGCGGGGCATCTTGCTTGGGGATATGGCCCCCATGCCACGACTTGCACGCATGATTAAGCTCGGGTTTTGCCGCGCTGAGCGCAGCCATCACCACGACTAGAGGCTGACTTGACTTTGCCGCCACGGGCCATACCGCCTTCAAAGGTAGCATCACGACGCAGGGCTTCTTTGGCACCGGCAGCTTCACGACGAGCGGCTACACGTGCGGTACGGGCTGCGACTTCTTTAGCCGCATTAGCGGCTGCGCGGCCTGTTGCTGCTTTTTCAGCAAATGCGTTGGCAACGCCAACCGGAAGTCCCAGACCTGATGCAGCACTCATAGTGTTGCGGACATTACGACCCAATTCAGAACCGCTGGCTGACTCGCCTTCTTCGACTTTTGGATACCCACCTGTCGGGATTTTGGCAATGGACTCCTCGCGGGACATCTTGACCGATGCGGCAGGCGCTTTTTCTTTGGTCTCAGCAGGGGCTGAACTGCCACGACGAGTCAAACCACGCTCTTTGTTCATAAAGTCGCGTAGGCTCAAGCCAGAGGCTTCAAGTTCTTTCTTGCCTACGACACGCGGTTTAGCCGCTGGTGCTTCATCGGCTGATTTTTCTTCAACCGACTTCATTGCACGAGCACGGGTGTCATCATCAATGTTTGGGTTTTGAGCCATGATTACATCATCTTTCCACGAGTTTTGCCTTTAACCGCGCAGCCATCAGCACGGGACGAAACAGAGCCACCTTTTTTGTATGGGGCTGGACTAGCTTTATCGTACGCGGCACCGGCAGCTTTGCTGTCTTTGGCGTCTTGGGCTTCCTGCACCATAGCCTGTTCGGCTGGCGTCATTTTGCGTTTAGGTTTTGGTGCCGCCGTTGCTGGCATCGGAGTTGGAGTTGTAGCCATTAGCACTTCCCGCCTTTCTTCATTACTATCATTTTACCCTTGGTCTTGCCTTTAGACTCAACGCCACCGCCCTTAGCCAGAGCGAGTTTAGTGCCCTTGCCACCTTTGTGCTCTTGGGTATCGTGCTGTTTAAACGCTTTTTTAATCATGGCCTTGTCTTGCGACTTGTCCATTTTCATGGATTCAGGGTTCGTAGCCATTTAGCACTTCCCACCTTTTTTCATGGTAACCATTGCGCCCTTGGTTTTGCCCTTGGACTCAATACCACCGCCTTTGGCCATTTTAGGCATGGCGGAGTCTTTCATCTTCTTGCCGTCCGGCATTTTGTGCGTGCCGTCTTTTTTCTTTGCCATCATCGCCATGAAGCCGGGGTTCATTTTTGAAGCCATATCGCCACCTTTGAGAGTTATGGCCTTGTCGGCCTGTTGAAAATTACTTGTC